AATTTAATGATATTGCTACAGGTAAAACTAAACGTGTTATAATTAATATGGCACCTAGACATACTAAGTCTGAGTTTGCATCATATCTATTACCTGCTTGGATGGTAGGTCGTAATCCTAAACTAAAAATTATTCAATCAACTAACACAACTGAGCTATCTGTAAGGTTTGGTCGTAAAGCAAAACAACTTATGGACTCTGCTGAGTATAAAGAAGTCTTTCAAACAAGACTCAAAGAAGATTCTCAAGCTGCTGGTAAATGGGAAACCCAACAAGGTGGTGAATATTATGCTGCTGGTGTTGGCTCCGCAATTACTGGAAGGGGTGCTGATCTCTTAATTATTGATGACCCACATACTGAACAAGATGCAATGAATGCTCAAGCATTAGATAGAACTTATGAATGGTATACTTCTGGTCCAAGACAACGTCTTCAACCTGGTGGAACAATTGTAATTGTAATGACGCGTTGGAATGAAAAAGATTTAGCAGGTCGTTTGATTAAAGCACAAAAAGAACCTAAAGCTGATCAGTGGGAAGTAATTGAGTTCCCTGCAATCCTACCAAACAAAAAACCCCTGTGGCCTGAATACTGGAATTTGAAGGATTTAGAAGCGGTCAAAGCATCTATACCCTTATCTAAATGGAATGCACAATACATGCAGAACCCAACCGGTGAAGAAGGTGCCATGATAAAAAGAGAATGGTGGCAAGATTGGGAAAAAGATTTACCACCTCTAGAACATGTTATTCAATCTTATGATACAGCTTTTATGAAAAAACAAACAGCCGACTATTCTGCTATTACTACTTGGGGTGTGTTTACACCAAGTGAGGATAGTGGACAATGTTTGATATTATTAGATGCAATTAAAGATAGATATGAGTTCCCTGAACTACGTAGGGTCGCCATGGAACAGTATGGTTACTGGAAGCCTGAAACCGTAATCATTGAGTCTAAAGCATCAGGACTGCCGCTAACTTATGAGTTGCGGAAAATGGGGATACCTGTTATAAACTTCACACCCTCTAAAGGTAACGATAAACATACGAGGGTTAACAGTGTCTCTCCGCTGTTTGAGTCAGGGAGAATATGGGCGCCCAAAGATATGGACTTTGCACAAGAAGTTATTGAAGAATGTGCAGCCTTTCCATATGGAGATCACGACGATTTAGTGGATTCCATGACCCAAGCTGTTATGAGATTTAGACAGGGTGGTTTGATTGAGCATCCTGAAGACTATGAGGATGAAGAACTTCCTCAACAACAAAGGACTTATTATTAATGAGTAGAATCAAAGGCACAGGCGAAGGTATACAATTTTTAATTTCTGCTTTTAATATGGTTAAAAGAGGTGAAGTTAAAAACCTTGATCAGTTAGTACAATTTGCAAAACAACAATTCGGGGAGCTGGATTCAGGCTTCATGGATCAAATTAAAGACGCTTTTCAAAAAGGACAAGCGTCAGCAATTACAGAAAAAAGAACTAAAGATATTGCAAAAGGTGATGTGGTTGAAGAAGAAGGGCTATCCTCATTAATGAAAGGCTTGGAAGAAAAAGCAGAAAATTTAAAAAAAACTTTAGATGAAAATAAAAAATCATCTTCAACTATGCTTGAAGATGCATTGGATGCTGCAACTGGTTTTAGAAGACCCATGGGTTCTAAAGATAAAGCTAAACCTTTTAGAACTCCAGGCATGCCTTACCAAAGAGAAAATCCAGATTATAGATTACCCGGTGGTAGTATGTATGCAGAAGGTAATTTAAGAACAGCCATTAGACAATTTTTAAGAAGTGAAATAGAAGCAGGTAATTTAAAAGTAAATGAGACAGACGCATTTAGAGTAAAAGAATATTCACCTATATCAGAAGATGATCCAATAGATGTATTTAGAAGATACTATGGAGAAGATGCTTTACAAGCTGCAGACGATATGGCTGATGCATTAAAAGAAGGTACATCATTTAAAAACTACGAAGAAATATTTAGAAGAGATATGCCTGAGTTAAAAGTTAAAACAGAAGGTGCTGGAGAATATGATGCAATCATAAAAGAAACAGAAGCACTTTTAAAGAAAGCAAAAGACGATGCAGATTATGCAAAAACTTTAGATGAGTTTGATGTTAAAGATAGAAAAAAAAATAATATGGGTGGTATTAATAGAATTGGTTATAGAAATGCAGGTCGTGTAATAAGACTTGGACAGTTATTAAAATCAAAAGGCACAGACCTTGTTACAGAAATTAAAAAAGCTGTTGATAATATTTTTGCATCAGGTGATTCTAAATATGATGCTGATGTAGCTGTTGATAATATGTTTGAAGAACTTGGTGTTGATAGAGACACAATAGATCAAAAAGATATTCTGAATGCTTATGGTGAAGCTTATGGTATGATTACAAAACAAAGAGGATTAGGTGGTAAAGTTCCTGGATCAAAACCAATAAAACAAGGAGATGAAATTACTTCTGAAAATTTTGGAGATTCACAATTTGCACCAGATATATCAGGACTAGAAAGAGCAAGAGAACTTGCTCCTAAAATGGTAGAACGATTTGAACTTAAACAAAAATATCCAGGTATTGATGAAGAGTTATTAACTAATATTATTGAAGATCCAGATCCACAACATAAAGCACAAGTTCTAGCAACATTAGATGAAACTTTTAAACTAATGGAAAAAGGTAGAGGTCCAGAAGAAATCATAGATATTCTTGAACAAGGTAAGAAAACTAGAAAAGATAATGCACAAGGTGGATTAAACTATTTGATGGGACTTTAATGTCTGAAGTAAATAAAATAGCAAACTACAATCAAATGATGTCTTGGTTAACAAGACCATCTAAACCTAAAACACAATTTGCTAGTGCAGAAACAGATGCTTTAAAAGAACAGTTTAACGAAGAATTAGGACCTGGTGTAATTAAAACATTAGACGAACTACCTCCAGTACAAGACCCCTTTAAAAATTTTGAAGATAGAAACCCTAGAGAAACTGCAGCACAGGGTGGTGTTATAGGTAAAGATGGAATGTTTTCAGGTCAAGACATGGGAACTAGAGAAGGGTTTTCTAAATTGTATGGACCTAATATTAGAAAATTAACTAAATCAGATACTTTTGAAGTTCAAATGGTAAGAGGTGGAAAAGGTGGAGGAAAAGGTGGTCAAAAATTTTATAAAACTTTTAACTTTAGTGATTATGGTAGTGAAGCAAACGCTTTAAAAGCCGCAGAAGAATATAGAGATTCTATTCCAAAAATTAAAAAAGATACAGGTAAACAATCTAAAGGAAAACCAATTGGTTGGCAAAGTGAAACAGGAAAACAAGCTGAGATTAGAAATGCATTAAGAAATATCATTAAAGTTGGTGGTAAATCTTTTTCTAATGAAGATTTAAGAAAACTTGTAAACATGGATCTTTTTGAAAGTGATAAACTATTTAGATCTTCAGTAGATAAGATTAAAAAAGAATCAGAATTTAAAAATCTAACGTTTGAAAAAAAACCAAGACCTAGATTAAAAAATGACCCTGTAAGTGTTCTTATGTTTAAAACAAAAGAAAGAAGAAATAAAAAAATTAATATATTGGGTTCTAAAGATTATGAGAAAGAATTATATAAATATAAAAAAGAAATTCAAGAATCTTTAGGTTTAGAAAAATATAAAACATCGGGTTCAATAAGTGGAAAACCTAGAGAACTTCTTCCAATTGAAATGGGTCATCAATCAAGTATAAAACAATTATCTTTGTTAAAACAAAAAATGAGACCCGAAGATTTAAATCCTCAGTTTCATGAAGTTAACAGAAAAGGTGTAAGAAAAAATAAAGGTGGGGTTCAAACTTTAGAAGATAACTTAAATAAAAAATTTTACCCAGAACAAAAAAAATTATACATTCAAGCTAAAAAATTTATTGACGCTGGTAAACAAGTTCCTGCAGATTTGCAAAATAAAATAATAACTTTAAACGAAGACATACAAAAATTTGTAGACAATACAGTTAAAAAATATCCTTTGTTAAAAGATAGAGTTAATGCCATTACAATAGATGCAAATGATTTAACTGTTAAAAGAGGAAATAATGTTTTTAAACAACTTGGAATAGGTTTAGTAGACCAAAACCTAGGTGATATTAAAATAGGAAGCATAGATGATTTGACTATTAAAGCTAACCTAGCCGAACAAACTTTAAGAGAAGCTATTGATTCAGGTTTAATTGATGAAAAAGTAGGAAGAGAAAAATTAGATATATTTTTAAAAGCGCAGCCAATACAGTTAGAAGAAATATCAAACGTTCAAAAAGTTCTTCGTAAAATGCAAGGTCAATTAAATAGTGGAATGGATCCTAAATTACTAATTGAATACCTTGGAGCAGAAGTAAAAGATCTAGCCGCTTTTGGTTCAAAATATGGTGGTGATGTTTTAGGTAAAGTTGGTAAAGGGGTTGCTGGAATAGATCTACCTATTTTTCAAACTATGTTTGCTGCATCATATGATTTAGAACAAGATAGTCCGGTATGGTTAACTATACCTGCAGCGTTTACAGATGAGGTATCAAATATGTTTAATCTTTATAATAAATCTGAAGGTAGATTTGGTTTAGGAAAAGCAAAAGACTTTGGTAAGTTTGTTGCAAGTTCTTTTGTGCCAAGAGTTATGCGATCACCAATATTTAAAACAGTAAGTAAAGTAGGTAAAGCAGGATCTTTCGCTGCACCGGTATTAGAACTTGGTAAACAAGCTTATCTAAGTGAAAAAAGAAAAGGAATGCTTCCAGATATTGCAAGACAGTTTGATATACCTATTGAAGAAGCAAAAAGAGGTTATGATAATTTTGTTAGACAAAGTCAGATAAGAGGAATGAATTCTATGGTAGATGATACGGAAATTCCTAAAATGTCTCAACAAGGACAAGATAATTTAAATTCATTAATTAATTCATTTAAAAAACTTGGATCTTTAGTAGGTGTAAGCGAAGATCCTTATGCAGAAAAAGAATCTATTTATACAAGAGGTAAAGAAAATCCAATGTCATTGGATAGAGCCTTATATCCTAATAGACAAAACTTTGCAGACGGACCAGAAGATCCTAGTAAAAAAGGTTTAGGTAGTTTAACAAAAAGAAATTTTTTAAAAATTCTATCACTTATCCCTGCAGGTATTTTAGCAGTTAGAGGTGGACCAAATCTTTTGAAAAAAACTAAAAAGGCTACTGAAATAATTAAAAGAGGTGCTGATGGTATTCCTGATTTTATAACTGATCTTATTGCTAAAGTTAAATTAAAAGCCGCAGAAAAAGGAACAAAATATTTTACTGGTAATAGATCAGATGAATTTGCAGATGTTTATCAAGCGGATGATTTTGTGGTTACAGAACAAGGCAATAAAATAACAATTAGAAAAAGAAATGAACAAGGTGAGATGATAGAAAAAGATATGGAAATAGAATTAGAAAAGGACCCTGAAACCGGAGGCATATCTTATAAAGAAGCAACAGCTAGACCTGATGCAGAGGGCAAGTTAAAAGACGTAGACGAATATATTGATGACATAGATTTAGAAGATATGAGAAAATACACTTATGACGAATAAATACCCAAAGAAACACTTATTGCCCCCTGAAGCCGGACCCACGCCTCAGGGCTTGAATATTAACTATAATACTGTTAAAACAGTCAAACAATCTGGAGAAAAAATAAATGGCGGATATAGACAAAGCACTTCCCAACGAGGTCAGAAAAGAATTCGAACTTCCTAGTGAAGATGAAGTTCAAGAACAATTAGTAGAACAAGCAGAAGACCAGGCACAAGATCCTGGACCAATTGATATTCAAGAAAACGAAGATGGATCAGTTGATATTAATTTAGATCCTGCTGCTGCATCTATTGAAGGTGGTGACGAGCATTACGCAAACCTCGCAGAATTTTTACCTGATGATGTGTTAGCTAGATTAGGTTCAGATTTAAATGGTAAGTATATGGATTATACTTCATCAAGAAAAGAATGGGAGCAAGCTTATATTCAAGGTCTAGATCTTTTAGGTTTTAAATACAATAACAGAACAGAACCTTTTCAAGGAGCAAGTGGTGCAACTCACCCTGTACTTGCTGAAGCAGTCACTCAATTTCAAGCATTAGCTTATAAAGAATTATTACCATCAGGTGGTCCAGTTAGAACTCAAGTAATGGGTTTAGCTACACCAGAAAAATCTCAACAAGCAACACGTGTTAAAGATTTTATGAATTACGAAATTATGGAGAAGATGAAAGAGTATGAACCAGAGTTTGATCAAATGTTATTTAATTTGCCACTCGCAGGTTCTGCTTTTAAAAAAGTCTACTATGATGATATGGAACAAAGAGCAGTATCAAAGTTTGTTCCAGCAGATGATTTAATTGTTCCGTACACAGCTACCTCATTAGATGATGCGGAAGCAATTATTCATCGAATAAAAATTTCAGAAAACGATTTAAGAAAACAACAAGTAGCAGGATTCTATAGAGATATAGATTTAGCTAAACCAGATAGTACAGACTCTGATATCTTAAAAAAAGAAAGAGAGTTAGAAGGTACATCTAAAACTCAAGACGAAGACGTATATACATTATTAGAATGTCACGTGGATTTAGACTTAGAAGGTTTTGAAGATTCTGATCCAGAGACTGGTGAGCCCTCAGGAATTAAAATACCTTACATCGTAACTTTAGAAGAAGGGTCACGAGAGATTTTATCTATTAAAAGAAACTATGAAGTAGGTGATGTTAAAAAATCTAAGATACAATATTTTGTACACTTTAAATTTTTACCAGGACTAGGTTTTTATGGTTTTGGTTTAATTCATATGATTGGTGGATTATCACGTACTGC